CGCACAAGTTATCGGTGTAACGGCAAAGTTCAAATGAGCAAGAGAAAGACCCTCTGGAGATGGTGGGCAAAGGCAATCGGAGAAAAGGCAAGTAAAGATGACAAAGAATCAGATGTCGTTGCTAGTGTACGGACTATTATATTTCTCACTTATCTCATCACTAATTGTTTCATTATTGCAGGAGTAATCAGACACTGGAATGGACCTAAAAGACTGGCTGAAATCGATCAACGAAACCAAACAGAATATCTTGGACGAGGATCCGACAGAGAAGTATCCTGCCTTTATCGTGAATAAGTGCCTGTCGGGTACGATTGACTCATTGATGTTTGCTAATGAGATGAATAAGAATCATTCATTAGATCCAAAACTCCAATATGATTTTCTTCTAAATAGTTTGCGTAAAAAGAAAAGATTCTCTCCCTGGCTTCGCAAGGAGAAAGTGAAAGATCTTGATGCTGTTAAATCTTATTATGGTTATAGTAATGAGAAGGCACAGCAAGCACTTAAAATTCTAAACAAAGAACAACTTGAATACATCAAGTCTAAGCTTGATACTGGAGGAATGAAATGAGCGTCGTGCAAGAACCTGAAGTGAAATGGGATCCCAGCCAAATGGTTGAGGTTGTCCTATCTGAACCTGATGATTTTCTCAAGGTTCGTGAGACACTAACTCGTATTGGTGTTGCTTCTCGCAAGGAAAAGAAACTCTACCAATCGTGCCACATCCTTCATAAGCAAGGAAAGTATTACATTGTCCACTTCAAAGAACTCTTTGCCCTTGATGGTAAGAGAGCAAACCTGACTGTGAATGATGTTCAACGTCGCAATCGTATTGTTCAACTGCTTGCTGACTGGGGTCTGATTGAGATTGTTGATGTCAGTAAGATCACTGATATTGCACCTCTGAATCAAATCAAAGTTCTGTCTTTCAAAGACAAAGGTGACTGGATTTTGGAAACGAAATATAACATTGGTCGTAAGAAGACTGAAGTAACCGAATAAATAGAATGTCACCTTTCGTGCGTGACACGCTACATACGGAATATACGCTACCGAAGAGGGGTCCTTGCGACCCCTCTTTTTATGTGCTATAATATCAGTCTTCGGGTCAATTAGTATTCATGAGACAATGCTCTTGTTAGTATTCAAGGTCCAATACCTACCGAAGAAACTTTAATTAGTATTCATGCAGAAAAACTCTTGTCAGTTTTCAACCCTTAATACTTAAAAAAAATGAACAAATTTATTACCTGTGACATTGGCAAAAAAGAAACCTATGTCTTTGTGCCAGAAACAAAAGATCATTACATTATTTCTAACGAAGAATTCATTCACTTGAATATTCCAGAACTTGATGGGCATGATATTGTCATTGAAGATGCTCATATCAGATCGCAAGAAGATGACAGTCTTGCTCAGAGTTGGACTATTGATCAGCTCAGGAAATTGAGATACACTGCCGATTCAATGGAAATTGAAATTCTTTGCTTTCCTCAGAAAGTTACACCAAAAGCAAGAAAGATTGCTTCAATTGCTTTGAAACCAGAACTTCTTGAAAAAACTGACAAGAATGATATTGAAGCAATTGCTTTTTATCTTCAAGAGTTTCCAAATGCATATGATGCACTGAAAGTTTTTGATCCTGTTGAGTATAAAACTTTTGAGGAAGATGTATCTCACATTTATGCCGACAGAGATGCTTTGACGGAAGATTCAAATGGTGCAAGAAATCAGCAGTATGGAATCAAGACTGATTATGAAGATCATGTAACTAGATGGATTAAGAAATATATTTCAATCCTAGTTTTTAATCTTGACAACGAAACTGCCGAATGGGCTGGTCTTGAAATGAATGCAAAAGGTAATGCATTAAAACCTGGATTACTTAACTATACTAGTGATAAACTAAAGTTTCTTTATGGAGTTATCAACACTATTCTTGATCCCAATACTGGTGAACCAAGACTGAGGTCTGACATTAACAAACCTCCATATTGGAAGTATGCAAAGGAAGTATATTTTGGTCTGACTCCATATCACATGCACGCTGGTGTTACTGCATCAAATTACAAGTATCATAAGCGTAAAGCAGGTTCTTCTTGTAAGAAGAGTATGAGTCTTGAGTCTAAGAATGCAGTCAAGAATCTTGATGATGTTCGTGAGATCCGAGAAGCAATGAAAGAGTCTGATAGACACCTTCGTGATCTTTGGAGAACTGCTCGTAAAATGATTGTTGAGGATGGTCTTCGTTAGTATTCACCTGAAAATACTCTTGTTAGTATTCAAGGTCTAATACTCAATCATCTTCAAATCTTTTAGTTAGTGTTCAGAATGTAAAACTTTTATTAGTTTTCAACCCATAACACTTGATTATCTTCAAATATTTTAGTTAGTGTTCAAATACTAATACCTTCATTGGTATTCATATGTTAATACTCAAAAAAATCAGTTGGTATTCAGTGCGAAAAACTCTTGTTAGTTTTCAACCCGTAATACCCGTAGTAAAAAGTGAGGGTTTCCGACCCTCCTTTTTTATGTCTTATGATAATATATACTATGGATGCCGAAAGGGTCCACACAATCTAATCTCGCTTTAATAAGGAGAAGTACAAATGACTAACCTCGCACGTTACTACGCTGACGATCTTCCTGCGCTTCTTGAACGGATTACAAGGAACAGTATTGGGTTGGATGATTACTTTGAACGAATCTTTGATGTTCAACAAACTTCATCTAACTACCCTCCGTATAATCTGATTCAGTTAAATAATCATGAGTCACGATTGGAAATCGCATTAGCAGGATTTAAAAAGGAGGAAGTTCATGCTTTCACGGAGTATGGAAAACTTTTTGTCGAAGGGGAAAAGGCAGATACCGAATCCGAATCGACGTTTATCCACAAGGGTCTGGCTCAAAGAAGTTTTAAACGAGCATGGACTTTATCCGACGACACCATCGTCAAAGATGTCACCTTCGAAGACGGACTACTCTCAATCACATTGGGAAGAGTAGTTCCCGAGCACCATCAACGAAAGGACTATCTCTAAATAGAACTGAATATCGTCGGCGCAATGCCACGGGAGGTAACTGGCAAAATCCAGTTGACACCTCCCATTTTTATTGCTATAATGATTAAGGATTGAAGTATCGTATGTCTGTAAAACTTGTTTTGCTCAAGTCTGGTGAGCAAGTGATTTCTGATCTAAAGGAACTTGTCGCAGATGATAAGATTTATGGATTTTTATTTGAAAGTCCACTAGTTGTAAACACTGACACTGGAACTCTTTTTCTTACGGAAGAAGGTGTTAATGTACCAGAAAAATTAAATGTTCACTTAGAGTCTTGGATTGCTTTAAGTGCAGATAAGCAAATGGTAGTCCCTAAAGATTGGATTGTGACTTATGTTAATCCAGTCAAAGATCTTTTAGAAATGTACGAGGAATGTACCAATGGAAACGATGCCGATCAAGTGTCTTTTACTGAAGAATAATACTCTTCTGATCTCTCAGATTGAAGAGGTGATGGGACAGATTGGTGAACCCGACTGTAGGTTGGTTAAACCATACATCGTAAATAGATCTTCACTTGAGATCGAAGACTGGTTGGATTTCACCAACCAAAATGATATAATGATTAGATCAGATGACGTTCTGACCTTTGTTGACCCCAAGGGTGAACTGCTTGACAAGTATTTGAAATCGATTGAATGAAGTTCTACACTAATGTTCAAATGGTCGGGGATCGGTTCCTTGTCCGAGGCTATGAAGATGGTAAACATTTCATGGTTCGGGAAGAGTACCACCCGACTCTTTTTGTGCCTTCTAAAAAACCAACCTACTACAAAACCCTTGAGGGTGAGTATGTTCAGCCAGTTAAACCTGGCACCGTTCGTGACTGTAGGGAGTTCTTTAAGCAGTATGAGAACGTAGATGGTTTTGCCGTCTATGGTAATGAGAGGTATATCTATCAGTATATTGCTGACAAGTATCCAGAAGAAGAGATTAAGTTTGACATTAGTAAGATTCGTCTGCTGACTATTGACATTGAGACCCGTTCTGAGAATGGTTTCCCAGATGTAGAATCAGCAGACCAGGAGATCCTTCTCATT